ACTTGGGCGGCACCCACTTCACCGGGATGGTCACGCCGTCCTCGATGAGGACCTGAAGCTGGGCCACCTCGATGAACCAGTCCCAAATGGGCTGGCAGAACTGCGGGATGATGAAGTGGTTCTGGACGGCCCGGATGAACCGCCGGAACTCGATGATGCCCACGCGCGCCGACGAGAAGTTCACCGTCGACAGGTCGCCGGTGAGGAACTCGTAGGGGATTCGCAGGCCCGCCGCGATCTTCCGCAACATAGTCCGGTTGAACGGCTCGTAGCCGGCCGACACGGAGGGGTTGTTGAAGTTGATCTGCTTGCCGCCTCGCGAGTAGGCGATGACGCCGGGCTCGAAGCGCTCGAGGATGTTGCCGTTGGCATCGGTCACCTTCGCGGTGATGCCGGTGTCGTTCGGGTCGTCCTCGCCGGGGGTGACGATCGCGACCACGCAGGCCTCGATCTTCTTCCGGACGATCTCCGCCTGGTCGTACTCGTCGGCGTCGCGCATCGTGACGATCGCCGGCGCAAGCCAGCTGGCGCCACGGACGCTGTCACGCTGGCTCTCGTACAGGTGGACGATCTCGTCGGCCTTGACCAACGTGCTCTCCGAGGAGGCGCCGGTCGTGTTCGAGGAGCCCGGGTGCTTGCCGCGCAGCCAGTAGCCCGTCCGCGCACCCTTCTGGTCGAACACGATGCCGCCGATCACGGACTGCTTGCCCTTGGCGGAGGTCTTCGTGGTGTCGAGGAAGTCCGGCTCGAGGAGCTGGATCTGCAGACCGACGACCGGGTTGTCTGGGTCGACGATCTTGGGACGGTAGACCAGCTTGCGGCCGAGCATTTCGCCGCCTTCGACCATGCCGCGCACGGCCTGGTACTGCTTCGTGTAGAACGTCGCCCGCCTCGAGGGGTCGCAGTTCCTCGCGAAGATGTCGAAGAGCCGGTTGATCTCCTTGTCCTTTTGTGGGTCGCCCGTGTTCGCCCGGGGAATGATGCCGTCGCCGACCAGGTTGTCGGCGAGGACGGACACCGCCTTGGCGGCGTGGGCGTTGTTGCGGACCAGGTCGCGGGCGCGATCGCGGAGGCGCTGACCGCCAGCGGCGATTTCAGCATCGGCGTCGGTGGCGCTCGCGTTCCAGTTCTTCAGGCGGCGGCCCTGCGCGGCGCCGTCGTAGGCGCGGAGCTCGTCGAGCAGTTCGATACGCTTGCGCGCCACCTGCCGGCGGAGCGCCCAGCCGGGCGCCACCGCCGAGATGGCATTGTCGAGGAAGTTCACGAGGTGAAGCCTCCGTCGAACTCAGCCAGCGAGGAGCTGGGCAGCGGGTTGGCCTTGGCGATCTCGGCCTCGAGAGCCTTGATCGCCTTCGCCATTTCGGCGTCGGACTTGTATTCGACGTCGCGCTCTCGGAACTTCACGCGCCGAGCGCCGCTGAACCGAGCTCGCTTGAGCTCGATCAGCATCTCCTGCATCTCTGCTGGATCCATTACCAGATGCTCCCGCCGTCGAGCCAACCGTTCTGGCTGACCTTCGACTGCTGCTGAGTTTCAGGGGTGCGCCGCGGCTTCTCAGCGCCCCCTCGTTCAGGGAGCGGTGCGTCGTCGCGGAGCTTGATGACGTTGAGCATGGTGCCGGCCGCAGCCTGCATCGCCTCGCAGTCGAAGTAGTGGTTGTCCTTCGACTTCTGGATCCAGGTGGCCTTGCCCGAAGCGCCCTTCACCCGGGCTTCCGAGACCATCTGCCGGCAGTAGTCATCGCTGACATCGCCGGGCAGTGCCCAGCCGCCGGGCTGCTCCGGATCCCAGCGCAACCGCTCCTGCACCCACCGCTTGAAGTAGTCGGTGTCGAGGCGGAAGAGCTCGAGAGCGTTCGGGATGACCTCGCCGTTCTTGTTGACGTCGATCGCCGAGCTGACGATCGGTCGCGTCATCGCAGACGACGAGCCCTTCGAGGCGCGGACCAGGCGCTTGTGCTTCCGGGCGAACTCGTAGACGCGGTTCAGGGGAACCTCGTCCTTCTTGCCTGGCCGGAAGCCGGCATCCACGATGCAGAGCCGCAGTGGGATGCCGTCGTAGGTGTCGTAGAGCATGGTCTCCAGGGTGTCCCAGACGGCCTCGTCGGCCGTCTCACCCTGCAGGAACCCCGCTTCCACAAGCCAGGATCGGCCCCGCGAGCCCCAACCGCGGACGGTGTAGAACATGCCGTTCTTCTGCACGTCGACCGTCATGGTCAGGATGCGAACGCCGCCCGGCACCTGGCCGGAGACGTACTCCTTGGAGCGCAGCTTCGCGACCTCGGACCAGTCCGGTACGACGCCGCCGGTCGGGCTGTAGAGCTCGCCGAAGCCGCCGTTCACCACCGCCTGGATGGCGGCAGGGTCGCGGGAAAGCACGGCAGTGACATACCGCTCGGCTCGATCACCCCACGACTTGAACGGGGAGGCCAGCCCCGACACCCAGAACGAGATCGTCTCGCGCTCGGGCGGGTCGCCTACCACGGTGCCGTCGGACAGGATGTGCTGGCCCGGCGCCACGAAGACGCCGCGCTCGTTCATCCACTCCTTGGTGTTCTGGCTGCCGATCAGCTCGTCCTGGTAGATGTCCGTGCCGCAGCACGGGCAGCTCAGGTGAGCGGTCCGCTTCGCCATGATCGGGTCGGAGGGCATCTCCTTCCCGGTGTCGCTCTTGGGCTTGTCCCAGCGCAGATCCTTGAAGCGCGGGATGAAGTAGTCCTCGCAGTGCGGGCACGGCCACGCCCAATGGTACTGGGTGCCGGACAGCCACAGCTTCCAGATCGTCGACTTGACGTCCTCGGCCAGGTCGCTCTGCCAGAACTCTAGGCCGCTTTCGGGATCGCGCTCCACTTCGTTCGGTCCCTCGCTGGGGGTGGACACGATCGCGTGGACGAAGTCGGCATAGGTGTCGCCGCGGATGTCCACCAGGTCGATCGGGTTACCAGCGCCCTTGACGTTGCTCATGAGCTCGTCGGCTTCGTCGGTGAGTGCCAGGCCGAACGGGTCGGACTTCAGGGCCGAGGACGAGCCGCCGTGAGCGAGACGGAGCGGCACGCCGCCGATCCGCTTCATGGTCTTCTTCATCGTGCGGCCGCGGGTGACCTTGCGCGACAGCACCTTGGCGCCGTCGAGGAGCTCCATCACGCGGGGCTCCCACTGCTCGGTGATGAACTGCTTGGTCGGCCCGAGGTAGAGCGTCGGGGTCGGCGAGGTGTCCATGCGCTGGCCGATGATGTCGAGCAGCGCCTCCGACTTCCCCGACTGCGCCGAGATCACCAGCACCACGCGTTTGTGGGTCCGGGCATCGACGGCGCGCTCGAAGGCGATGATGTAAGGCGTAACTTTCGGATTACGCTTGCCGGGCATGCCGGAGGTCGGCGGGTAGACGCGGTTCTCTGCGCCCCAGGCGTCAGGCGCCATCCTCTTCGGCGGCTTCATCAGCCGAGATACCCGTGCGGAGAGCACGCTGCTCTTTGCCGAAAGCATCGGAAAGTTCTTGTCGGACATCGTCGCAGGTGGCCTCGAGACGCTTCCGCTCGGCCAGGTCGCGGGTGTACCGCGCCGGCAGGCCGGAGATTGTTTGGATGAACAGGCCGCAGACGTTGTCGACGAACTCGATCGCCTCGGTGAGGGTGATGAGTTGCCGGTCCTCGCGGCCGATGCGGATCGCGAGCTGCTCCTCGCGCTTGGTGCGCAGCCCGTCAGCGGCGGCCGGTGCCGCCTTCTCGGCGGCGGCCTTCTCCTTGAAGTCGACGTAGCGGGCGACGTTCTCGGCGAGCGGGTAACTCGACCGACCGGCGCCCACCAAGACGCCCTCCTTCAGCAAGATCTGCACGCGGCGGTCGGACAAGCCGAGCACCTTCGCCAAGTCCTTCTGGATGACGTTGTCCGGCACCCGGTCGGGCGCCTTGCTCTCTCGCTGCCGCGGCTTGGTCGTCGGTGCCATTCTACCTCCTGAGGGGCGGCGCTGTGGTCGGCGGCGGTGGGTCTTCGTAGGGCTCGGGCTGCACCTCGAGCCACTGGACGCCCGCCATGTTCACTCGCCACCTGGTCGAGAAGTGCTGCAGCCAGATCCAGCGTCCGTCGCGCAGCTGCACCGGCAGCAGCGCGTACCGGCGCCGCCAGAGCTTGAGCTCGTCGTTTGTCCGCCCGAAGATCATGCCGCACCGATGTCGGGGAGCGGCACAGTCTGACCGGCCAGTGCGTGGGTGCAGTCGTCGAGGAAGCGGATGTTGCCCACCTCGATGAAGGAGTGGCAGCACTTGCACTCGAAGTCGGGTGGCTGCCCTTCCCAGTCGTAGCCGCACCAGCAGTCCTCGCCGGGATCCCGCCCGGAAGCGTGATGGCCGGCGGCGACCTTGACGCTGGGGTGAATTGTCGGCGCGTGGATCGAGCCGTTCCAAGCCCAGCTACCCACATTGCCGTCGATCTTGACCAGGTGCTCTTCGTGGCAGCCGGGGCACATGAACGACGCGAGCGCGCCGTGAACTCGCAGCTTCATCTGAAGGTCTGCCTTCCTCGATGGGAGTAGCCGACGTCCGGCACGCTGAGCGTTGGAGCCCTGCGCTTGACGATCAGCACGAGCGTCTGGGAGGGCCTCGGCTCGCTGAGCCACGCGCCCCAGCGCAGGACGAAGGGAAGCACGGGCCGGTCTACGGCAATGGAACCGCTCGGCATTGGGCTTCCCTCCCCGTCAGGTCGTAGACGGTGCACGTCCGCTGCAGCAGCGCGGCGCCGAGCACGATCGAGATCACGGCGGTGGCAATGCCGACGATGACCGCAAAGGTGATGGCGGAC